GGATATATATAATATATAAATAGTTAATAATATAATAATAATAAATAGTTATAAAAAAAGAAAGAAAAAAGGCAAAAAAGGTGGGAAATCGACGATAGAATAATGAAATTAAACAGATGTGTCTTCGGTGAGGGTTTAAAAACAAAAATCACATGAACACCCTGGATCTGGCGCTACATAAAGTTAAACTAAAAAAGGTATCCGGCACAAAGGGCGGAGAGTGGCAGGGACCATGCCCGGCCTGCGGCGGCGTGGATCGCTTCCATGCCTGGCCGAATCAGAACGATGGTAGGGGCAGTTATTGGTGCCGGTCATGTGAAAAAGCAGGCGACAATATCCAGTTTCTCCGTGATTTTGAAGGACTATCATTCAAAGAGGCTTGTGATAAGTTGAATATCACCATCCCAGAAAGCCCCGCACGCTGCAGATTCGAGCCGAAACAGACGGGAAAACCAGAATTCACGCCAGACAAACACATCCCGCCGGCAGATATCTGGCAGGAAAAGGCAGAAAAGCTCATCCAGTCGTCCCGGGACAACCTCGCAAAAAACAGCGAAACGCTCTTCTGGCTATCTAATCGCGGTATTAGCAGGGAAACGGCGGAAAATTTTCGCCTCGGCTGGATCCCCGGCGAAGACGGGAAGGATATTTACCGCGCCCGGAAGGCCTGGGGGCTTCCGGAAATCCTGAAGGAAGACGGCAAGCCGCGCGCCCTGTGGATTCCGCGCGGCCTCATCATCCCCTATATCATCGACGGAATCATCCATCGGATCAGGATCCGCCGTCCCGAAGGCGAACCACGCTACTATGTCATACCCGGGTCGTCCATGGCGACCATGATCATCGAGCGGGCTCGTCGCGCCTTTGTTGTTGTTGAATCCGAACTCGACGCGATCACCGTCGCGGCACACAACAACCTGGCCGGCGCTGTTGCCTTGGGATCGGTCAGCGCGAAACCGGACGCCGAAACGTATGGCATCCTGCAGGACGCCCTCCAGATCCTTGTCGCTATCGATTACGACGACGCCGGCGCGAAGGCAATGAAATGGTGGCAAGAACAATTCGACCGGTGCGATCGGTGGCCCGTTCCCCAGGGCAAGGATCCTGGCGACGCATATAAGCTGGGGATAGACCTTGATCAGTGGATAAAAACAGGATTGCTGCCGGTGTTGACAATGAATGATCCCGCTCCCGTTAAGATTCAGAAACCGGAAATTAGGCACAGCGAGCCGGTCGTTAGACATGAAGCGCCGGAGAATCTGTCTGCGCCGATCCTGGAGCTATATGATCTTCTTTGCAGAAATCCTGGTGTCATAATTTACAACACGCCAAACCGCTTTACCGTCCTGCGCAACGGAAAGTATGTGGGTGGTCGTATCAACGAACTCGTCTTCCGCACTCCGGACGTAACAGCCTACATCCTGAACCACCCCGCCGAAGAAATCGACGGGTCGAATTTCATAGAGTGAATTGGGGAAAATAAGCCGTTCTAATGAATAAGGAATCCTTTGAAAAGCTGATCCAGAACAGGCCGCCGGATATTCAGGCGAAGGGGGTCGTTCTATATAATAGTGTCTCCATGTCCGCCCAGGCATATCAGAAGGAACCGTTGGCAGGGAAGCTGAAAGACTGGCAGGCTTCCGAAGCGGCCTTGAACGATTTCATCCGGAGCATCGATCAGCAAAATGCAGACGATCCGCGGCTCGGAACCATTGCCGACGTTCTGGCCTACCTGAAAGCGGAGGGTTGGAGAGTTACCAAAACCAGCCTTTATCGCCACCAGAAGGAAGGAAAGTTCGTTCCCCGCGATAACGGCACATATCGGCAGAATGATATCGATAAATACGCAAGGGTATGGCTAAAACAGCAATCCACCGGGAAACGTATTTCTGAAAGAATCGATGAGCTTCAACGCAAGAAGCTGGAGCAAGAACTTCAGAACCTGGAGATCGAAAACAGGCGCAAGAATTTTAATTTTGAGAAGGATCAGGGGAAATACGTGCCCAAAGAAATGATGGAGATCGAGCTGGCCACGCGGGCAGGCATTCTCGATGCGGGGTTGAAGCACTGGATACAATCACACACTGCCGAATGGATCCGGGTGGTCAATGGCGACATGAAAAAAATCGGCGAACTGATCAACATCCTGAACCGCACCCTGGACGAACACATCAACACCTACGCCAGTGTCCGCGAATACCAGGTCATCATCGACGCCGAAGAAGAAGAAACAGAAATGGAGATGGAAAATTAAATGCTGAACGTCATCCACATTCTCCGCTCCGCCCCCTGGCTTCCGCCCTCCTTGCGTGAGATTCCCGGACCGATCCGCCATGTAGTTATCTTTTCCGCCCCGGAGCGCAAGATATTCCGCAAGCGAAAGAGGATCCCTGTTTCCCGATGGTGTGAGGAATACCGTTATGTCACCATGTCCGTCCTGCCCGGCAAGTGGAAAAACGAAACGACACCTTATCTGCAGGGCATTATGGACGCATCTTTCTTCCCGTCGGTGCAGACGATTATTCTGTGTAAGGCCCCCCAGGTCGGCGGGACGGAGGCCGTTCTGAACTGTCTCGGCTACGCCATTGACCGAGATCCGGGGCCCGCGCTCTGCATTTATCCGGACGAGTTGACGGGGCGAGAGAACATGCAGGATCGGATCCAGCCCATGATTAAGAAAAGCCCAAGGCTTCGATCTTATATGACCGGAATCGATGATGACAGCTCCATGCTCCGGGTCAGCCTCCAGCACATGCCCATCTATATCGCATGGGCGCGATCCGCTTCCCGCCTGGCGAACAAGCCGATCCGCTATGTCATCTTCGACGAGGTGGATAAATATCCGGATACCGCAGGCAAAAAAGAGGCGGATCCGATCTCTCTCGGCGAGGCGCGGACGACCACTTATCGCCACAACCGTAAGATATGGAAGATCAGCACCCCCACCACGGAGACAGGAAACATTTCGAAAGCCCTGAACACTGAAGCGCAGGTGATCTTCGACTTTTGGGTGACGTGTCCGGCCTGTAGTGTTCTCCAGAAGATGACCTTCTCGCAGATCAAATGGGCGCATAAGGCGGATCCGGACAAGGACGGCAAAACCCACTCCGAGGATCCGGAGACCATCGAGGCCGAAAAGCTCGCCTGGTACGAATGCCCCCAATGCTTGGAGGAATGGAATGACTATGATTGCGATCAGGCAGTGCGTCACGGAAAATGGCAGGACCGAAAAACCAGCACGGAGCTTGCGGAATACCTGAAACAGCGCCGTCCTGTGAAGATCGGTTTCCATTTGCCGTCATGGATATCGCCGTTTGTATCTTTTGCTTCCGTCGCTTCCTCGTTTCTCCGCGGCTTGACTGACATAAACAAATTTAAAGATTTTAACAACAAACACCTGGCGGAACCCTGGAAGCTGATCATCATATCCAAAAACAGGGAACAAGTCCTCGCCGCCCGCTGCGACCTCCCGCCCCAGACCGTGCCGGAGGCGGCCATCGCCCTTTCCTTCGGCGGGGATGTCCAGCAACATGGCTTCTGGTTTGTGGTTCGCGCCTGGGCGCCGGATCTGACAAACTGGAATATCCATCACGGTTTCCTGGCGACATGGGAGGACGTGGAAAAACTCATCTTCGAGACGTCCTATCCCGTGGGCGATACGGGCCGGTCCATGCGGATATTCCGGGCCGCGATAGATACGGGTGGCGGCAAGAAATACGAAGACATGACCATGACGGAAGAAACGTACTTCTGGCTCATCAAGAATCGTGGCCGCGGCGGTTGCGCCCTCTGGGGAACGAAAGGTTCCAGTTCCTCTATGCCCGGCATGCTGAGCATGGGAAACGCTATTCTGTCCACGCCCTCCGGGAAGAAATTGCCGGAGGCCCTGAGAATCATCTCCGTCGATACGGAAAAAGCCAAAGACCAGTATCACTATCGCCTCCAGCTTGCGGCCAAGGAAGAAACCAGGGGACTCCCCGGCGCCGCCTTTCTCCATGCTGATACCGGCGAAGATTACGCCGCCCAGATCCTGGCGGAAGAGAAACAACTCAACGAAAAAGGCCACGAAGAATGGGTGAACGTCCATCAGCGCCCGAACCATCTCCTCGACGCGGAAATTCTCGCCGCCGCATGCGTCGAAATGGAATTCCCCGGTGGAGGCCTGCGGTTGCTGGCTGCACAAAAAACTACAGGGACGAACCTGCGATCAAAACGCCGAATGATTAATCGAGGAATAGAAAACAATATCAGCGAAAAGCTGTAAAATATTGACTTGCAAGGAAGAGATAAAAACCTACCTGGGAAACATCTCTGACTATATGTTTGCAAAATATATTGAACGAGGCTTGCCGGCGAGATATGAAGACCGTCGATGGATTGCCCACGCAGACAATATTGATGAATGGATTAAGGAATACACACGAGTTCAGCTAAGAAAAATGCCATCGGAAGATGATTCAACGTCAAATAAATGACAATTACATGGTGGAGGGAAACCTTCAAAAATCACCTCCAAAGGGAGCGATGCTAAAAAAGACCGCAGGACAATATCTATGCCAATAAAGATAAATATGAGAAAAACAAGATGACTATTGTTCGCATATAC